GTGCGATGGTTATTGACCAAAGGTCGGCTGGAGCAAGCACAACTGTAACGGCTGGTGGATATTTTTCATGCGATAGATGGCAAGAATTATCAGATGCTTCAAGCAAGTATTCTGTACAACAATCTTCTACTGCACCAACTGGATTTTCAAATAGCCTATTGTTTACATCGTTATCTGCATACACAGTTGGCTCAGGTGAAACTTTTGGTTTTCGTCAAAACATTGAAGGATTTAATACATCAGATTTAGGATGGGGAACTGCCAACGCTAAAACAGTTACTTTATCTTTTCAAGTTTATTCTTCATTGACAGGTACTTTTGGTGGTGCAGTTAAAAATTCTGCACAAGATAGAAGTTATCCATTTACTTACACAATTTCTACTGCAAATACTTGGACACAAGCAAGCGTAACTATTGCTGGCGATACATCAGGCACTTGGATTGGTGCTACTAATGGCATTGGTATTCGTGTTGTATTTGGACTTGGTGTTAGTTCAACAGTAAGCGGAACTGCTGGTGCTTGGGCTGGAGCAAACTATTATTCAGCCACAGGTGCAGTTTCCGTAGTAAGCACAAACGGAGCAACTTTCTACATTACTGGTGTTCAACTAGAAGTAGGAAGTAGTGCTACTGGATATGAGTATCGTCAATACACTACTGAATTGCAGTTATGCCAAAGATATTGCTTTTTACTTACTTCAGTAGGCGGTAGTGGTTCTTATATTCGTTGGGCTACTGGTGAAAATAGTGGAACTACTGGAAACAATACTCCAATTATGTTTCCGACAACAATGCGAACTAATGCCAGTTTGACAACTACTGGAACTGCAAGCAATTATATGCTTTCATCAAATGGTTCAGGAATTGCAGTAACGGCAATTTCTACTCAAAGTAATGCTTGCACAAATCAAACTCATGCTATTTCTGTATCGGTTGCATCAGGATTAGTAAGCGGTGGTTGCACAACTTTAGCTTCCAATAACAACAATACTGCATATTTACTTTTTACTGCGGAGTTATAAATGTATAAACTCGTAAAGCATACTTTTATGAATCAAGAATCAAAAACCATAGTCAAAACAAATGAAGATGGTTCTGAATCTTCTTTTGGCGAATGGGCTGACAACACAGACTACCAAGCCTACCTAAAATGGGTAGCTGAAGGTGGTTTCCCAACTCCAGCAGACGAATAATGAACTATCAATTTAGCCCTACTGCTTTGCTAGTAATATCGCACAATGTGACAGGGCTAAAGTATTTCTGCAAAACGGCAGACTTGCGTAATGTTTACAATTACAAGGGTAGTGGTCTATATTGGAAAAAGCACCTAAACAAACATGGTAAAGATGTAACTGTTGGTGTTATGGGTTTTTATACCGATTATCAGCGTTGTCGTGATGCGGCTCTTAAATTCAGCCAAGAGAACGATATTGTTAATTCTGATGCTTGGGCTAACCTTGTGTTAGAAAACGGCACAGATGGTGCTTTAAACGGCTCTGATAATCCTTTCTATGGTAAAAAGCATACCCCTGAAATGACAGAGCATCTTCGCCAACAAAAGATTGGTAAATCGGTAAATAAAGGTGCTTATCGTAGTCCTGAAAATCGTGCCAAAATATCTGCATCGCTTAAAGGTCGCAAAAATCCAGCCGTTTCTAAAGCATTGACTGGTCGCAAATTATCAGAAGAAACAAAGCAAAAATTATCTGAATCTCGTAAAGGATATACACACAGTATGGAAACTAGAGAAAAATTACGCCAAAAGGCAATAGTCCAATGGGCTAAACAAAAAGCGGAGAATGAATAATGTCAATGATTATTGATGGGACTAATGGTCTAACATTTAACAACGCTACTACACAAGCTAGTGCTGGAGTAGTTTTGCAAGTGGTTCAAGCTACAACAACTACAACTACATCTAATACAACAACCACTTATGCAGACACTAATTTAACTGCTTCAATTACACCAAAGTTTGCAACCAGCAAAATTCTTGTTACAGTTAATCAAGCTATGTATGTATACGATACAACTACAGTTGCAAGTGCTCAAGCTGGTATTCAAATTGTAAGAAATTCAACTGCTATTTTCAATAATGGCAATAAAGAAGTGTTTGGTTTTTATTTTCCCGGTGCTAGTGCAAGAATGGATATTGAAGGTATTATTACATATAGTTATCTTGATTCACCAGCAACTACTTCCGCAACAACATACAAAACGCAAGGTGCATTAAACCAAGGTGGAAGTGGTGAAACTGTTATTTTTCAAAGCGGTTCAAGCACATCACTTATTACCCTTATGGAGATTGCGGCATGAATTTAACTGTAAATCAAATAAAAACACTTACTGCTTCATATCCACAAATTACTAGAATTGTTGGTGATGTAGCTACTGATGCAGACGGCAAAGAAGTAACTTATGACATATCAACAGTAAACGCAAAAATTGACCAAGATGAAGCAGATAAGGTTGCACAAGAACAAGCACAAGTAACTGCAAAGGCTTCTGCACTAGCTAAACTAGCCGCACTTGGTTTAACCCAAGACGAAGTTAAAGCGTTAGTAGGTTGACATGAACTTCACATTTACATGGATTATGGACAAGCTAGGCTATATGCCTAAGATTGATATGCAGATTGGCAAAGTGAACCTAGATTTATCTGTTCCCGATTTGTCAAAACCTGTCGTAAAAAAACGTAAGCCCGCTTTGAAAAAAGCTACAACTGTTGCTAAAAAGGCAAAATAACGTGTGGCAGACCCCTACGGCATATCCGAAGGAGTAAAAGCTCTTAGCGGCAGTCTTGATGCAAGTCGAGAAGCCTCCAAAGGTCTGTCTAAAAGCATAGAAGCGGCGCAACACGATGCAACAGAAGTAGCTCAGAAACAAGCCAATGAACGAATTAGGGCAAGACGGGAAGCAGAATTTAAGAAAGAAAAAGCATTAATCAAGGCTTTAGAATCTTGGCAGCATAAGAAACAAATCTCCGATGAGGAGGCAAAACTAAAGATTGATTTTGTTAAGAAGCACGGTGCTAAAGAATGGGAAGCAGTTTTGAAAATTAAGTTAGATATTGAAAACCTTCAACGCAAAGATAATGAAGAATATCAGCATGATTTAAAAGCGGTTAGACGTGTGCAGTTTTATTGTTTTGCTTTGGCTGCTGTATGTGCTTGGTATTTAACTTGGGGTTACAAATGGTAGAGGAATGGCTATGGACTATTTTATTATTGTTGGTTATTTGGCTTTTTGCGGGAATTTTAATTATGGCAACGTTTTAATTTGCTTGGCGTAAAGGATTGATATGGATTGGTTAGCTAAATTAGTACCGACTATTGCCACTTGTTTGGGTGGTCCTTTAGCTGGTCTTGCCGTTACTGCAGTGTCTAAAGCATTAGGTATTGACGAAGATAAGGTTCAGGATGTAATTGATAGCGGTAAGTTATCTGCCGACCAAATATCTAGTTTAAAGCAAGCTGAAATTGAACTGCAACGCCAAGCACAAGAATTAGGGCTTAATTTTGAACAGTTAGCCGTGCAAGACCGTGCCTCTGCCCGTGACTTACAAAAAGAAACTAAATCATTAATCCCCCCTATTTTATCTGTTCTGGTAACTATTGGGTTTTTTGGTATTTTGGCAGGCTTGATGTCTGGCAAGATTATGACTTCTGATGCGTTAATGTTAATGTTAGGTTCTCTTGGGACTGCTTGGACAGGCATCATAGCTTTTTACTTTGGTAGTTCTGCTAGCTCTCAAGCTAAAGACCAGATGATTCACAACTCTACGCCTTTAAAATGAGTTTGAGTAACGCACTACAAGCCCTTGATATTGACCCTAAGTGGGAAGAGCCATTGCAGGCTACTTTTAGTAAATACGATATTTCTAACCCAAAACGTCAGGCGGCGTTTTTAGGACAATGTGTTCACGAGTCTGGAAACTTTAAGACCCTTGAGGAAAATCTGCATTACTCAGCAAATGCCCTAATGCGTGTATGGCCTTCACGTTTTCCAGATATGGATACCGCCAACAAGTTTGCAAATAATCCAGAGAAAATAGCCAATAAGGTCTATGCCGGAAGAATGGGCAATACAGAAGACGGCGAAGGTTGGAAGTACCATGGCAGAGGTTTAATCCAATTGACTGGTAAGGATAACTATAAAAACTGTGGTAATTCTTTAGGATTTGACCTTCTTGGTGCTCCAGAAAAACTGTTAGAACCCCAATATGCGGCGTTGTCTGCTGGATGGTTTTGGTCTAAACACGGCTTAAATGAGTTGGCAGATGCCCAAGAACATGGCATGATTACGAAGAGAATCAATGGCGGAACGCTAGGATTAGACGACCGTATTGCTAAGACAACTAAAGCTTTAGAGGCGTTAGGGTAATTATGCTACAAAAGATGGTGTTTAAGCCGGGGGTCAATCGTGACCAAACCAACTATACCAATGAGGGTGGCTTTTACTCCTGCGATAAAATTCGTTTCCGTTCCGGACAACCACAAAAGCTAGGCGGCTGGCTTAAGGCTACACCAACGGTTTTACTCGGCATTTGCCGTCAAATGTTTACTTGGATTACGTCTTTAAGTGATAACTTGATGGCAGTAGGAACCAGTAAAAAGCTCTATATAGACTCGGGAAATAACCTTTACGACATTACCCCGCTACAGCATACTTCTACAACTTTAGGCGCTGCGGCAGGTCCTTTTACGGCGACTGTAGGTTCTGCAACAATTACTGTTTCATATGCAACAGACTCAGGGTTTACCCCTACTGCCGGTAATTACGTTACCTTTTCTGGTGCTACATCGTTAGGCGGCAATATTACAGCAACTGTTTTAAATGCTAACTACAAAATTCAATCTGTTAATTCTGGTGCTACAACTTACACCATTACAGCAACTGCAATAGCAAATAGCTCAGACACTGCTAAGGGCGGCGCCACTGTTACAGCTAAATATGATATAGACGTAGGCAATGCTACTACTACCTATGGGTATGGTTGGGGTGCTGGTGTATGGGGTAGGGGTGGATGGGGCACGGGCTCTATTACACCGATAAAAACATTTCAAAGAGATTGGTTTTTTGACAACTTTGACAATACCCTTATGGCTAATATCCGTAACGGTACACCATACTATTGGGATTTAGATACTACATTCCTTACCAGAGCTGTGCCCTTGGCAAGTTATCCGGGCGCCTCAGATGTCCCGACAAAGGTAATGCAGCTTTTAGTGTCTCAAGGTGATAAACATTTATTAGCTTTTGGCGCATCTTCCTATGGTAGCGGAGTTTTTGACCCACTATTAATCCGCTGGTCAAACCAAGATGAACCTCAAAATTGGACTCCATTGGTGACTAATTCGGCTGGATTTATTCGTGTGTCTAGGGGTGATGCCATTATTCGAGCAATCCCAACCCGCCAAGAGATTTTGGTTTACACAAATGCCACGCTAAATTCATTGCAGTTTTTAGGCACAACAGATGTGTTCGGTATTCAGGAGCTGTCAGATAACATTTCAATTGCCAGCCCAAGAGCAGTTATTACGGTAAACAACCAAGCATTTTGGATGGGTACAGATAAGTTTTACACTTATTCTGGGCGAGTAGATACTCTGCCTTGCACCCTAAGAAATCATGTATTTGAGAACTTAAACTTTGACCAATTGGAACAAGTGGTTTGCGGAACCAATGAGCAATGGAATGAAGTATGGTGGTTCTATCCTACAGCGGATAGTAATACAAACAATGCCTATGTTATCTACAACCATTTTGACAAAATTTGGTATTACGGTTCCATTAACCGTACCGCATGGAATGACAGTCCATTAAGGCAATTCCCACAAGCGGCGGGCGGTGCAGATGGTGCTCAATACATTTATAACCACGAAACTGGTGTAGATGACGATTTATCACCTATGTCTTCTTATATTACTTCCTCAGACTTTGACATTGTGGATGGCGAGCAATTCTTGTTAATTAAGAGGATTATTCCTGACGTGTCATTTGACGGCTCTAATACTGCCTCAAATCCTAGTCCATCTGTTAAATTTAAAATGAAACCTAGAAACTTTCCGGGTTCTGCATATGGAACATCTCCTTCTCAGAGCGTCATTGAGTTAACAGTTGATACTTATACTGACCAAGTATTTATGCGGGCTAGAGCACGTCAAATGGGTATGGAAATCTCATCAACTGATATTGGCGTCAATTGGCAGCTTGGAAGTCCTAGGTTAGATGGCAGACCGGATGGGAAACGTTAATGGCTATCTATAAGGCACGCTCGCCAGCACTTCCATTACCTACTCCTGAATATGATATTCAGCAGCAAAACCAATTTCAAAACGCCTTACGTCTTTACTTTAACCGTTTAGACCAATACAACATTCAGTCATCTAATGACACAAACTCTAATAACGTCCTTATTTGGATGAACATGTAATGGCATATCAAAATATTACCCCAACTCAACTAGGTCAGGCGGCTATTACTGGCACTATAGCAACGCTATATACCACTCCAGCAGGGTTTAGAACTTTTGTAAAAGACCTAAATATCTGCAATACAACGGGCGGGGCGGTTACAGTAAATGTCCATATTGTCCCTAATGGTGGTACGGCAGGCACAGGAAATGCTATTTTGTATACATATTCTATAGCTGCCAATACCACATACCGTTGGACAGGGGTGCAGATTATGAATGAATTACAAACAATCCAAATAAAAGGCTCTGCTACAGGGTTAACCATTACTGCTAGTGGCGCTGAGGCTATTTAACATGGTAAAATCAACAAAATCTATGAGGTTAATATGAACGGCTTAAAATCACTTGCTATGGAGTTGCCCCAATATGGTCGGTATAACGACGATATGGTGGCTCACATTAGCTCAGATGAGGCTAGATTACTCAAGTCTTTAGGCGGTTCTGGAACAATTAACCCACATACCGGTTTACCCGAATTTGGTATGTTTGGTATTGGTGGTGGCGGCGGTTTCTTAGGAACCGGTATTAATAAGAATGCCTCAGACCCTGTTTCTAATGCCTTATCCAATAACCCAATTTCCCAAGGCATTTCCAAGGGCGTTCAAGGCGCAGGAAACATCGTTGACCAAGGACTAGTATCCCTAGATAAAACTGTTGGTAAAGTAATTCCCGGTGGATGGGGAACTGTAGGTATGATTGCAGGCTCTGCTATGGGTCTTCCTACATGGGCTATGACAGGTTTAGGAGCATTAAACGGTTCTGGAGTATTGCGCAAGGGTGGTAAGTTTAATCTTCAAGGCGCTATGATGGGCGGCGCTATGGCTTATGGCGCATCTGAATTAGGTGAATACATGAGAGCAGCGGCGCCTACAGAAGCTGCAATGTTGCCGGTTGCTGAAGGCGCTCAAGTGGCACCACCACCAGATGCAATAAGTTCTTTGCAAAATTCAACTAATAACTTTAGTCAAGTACCATCTAGTGTAGGGTCTAATATCCCACAAAGTGCAATTGACACAGCAAATGCTGTAACAAATAATGCAGCAAATGTGGCACAAAGTATTAATCCAGCCACTAATTTACCGTATGGCTCTGTTATTGGAGATACTTTATCAGGAACCGTGCCACCTGCTCCGCCATCTATTACATCTCAATTAATGAGCGGAAACGTTGGAGATGCATTTAATCAAATTGGCACCAATATTTCAGAAGGTGTTTCCAATTTAGGAACAAAAGTTGCTAATACAGCATCAGATGCATACCAGTCTTTAGGTAACTTTGCTGATAAAGCCACCAACCTTGATACCTATACAAATGCTATGGACAAAGGTGCGGCTAATGCTAGTCAAACAGGTTCTGGAATTAAAAATTTATTAGGTATGGGTGACATTACAGCTAAAGAAGCTGCTGCACTAGCTGCTAAATCGGGTGTTAGCCCAATGATGGCATCTGCAGCTACTCTTTATGGAGCAACAGGTCTTGCTGGACTAGAAGAGCAACGCAAACTTTTAGATGAACAAAAAGCAACAAATGCTATTTCTCAAGCTGAATACGATAAGGCAATGGCTGACATTACCCGCTCAGAAGATGTAGCCCGTAAAGCTGTAAAAGAAAGCCCATTTAGCACAAATCCAAATAGAGATGTCTCAATTGGAGATACTTATTATGGACGTACCGGTGCCAATGAAAACCTTTATGGTCGTAATAGCAGCATGCTATATGCACAAGGCGGACAAATTAACCCTCCAGATGACCAAACTGGCATAATGAATAATAGCCCTGTAGATGGATTGGCAATGGGCGGTATGGGCATAATGGGATATGCGGCTGGAGGTACTGCAAGATTTTTATCAGGCAACGGCGATGGCATGAGTGATTCTATTCCAGCTAATATTGAAGGTAAACAAGAAGCCCGTCTTGCGGATGGAGAATTTGTAATACCTGCCGATGTAGTTTCTCATCTTGGAAATGGTTCTTCTAAAGCCGGTGCAAAACAACTTTACTCAATGATGGATAAGGTACGCAAAGCTCGTACTGGAAATCCAAAACAAGGTAAACAAATTAACCCACGCAAATATTTAGCTGCGTAAAGGATAAATCATGGCAACAAATACCGTATCGACCTCGACGCTAACAGACGTCCCCGCAACGCTAAAACCGTATGTAACGGACGCTGGTGGAATACTTCCGACTGCGCAAACCCTTTTAGCCAAAGATTATGCTACTACTTATGGAAATCCATTAGCAGCCGCTGGTTTAGCGGGTTCTGGTCGTGTTGCCGGTCTTTCTCCAATGCAACAACAAGTTGGAACACAATTACAAGGGATGACTACTCCCGGTCAATATAACTTAGGAACCGGCGCAGCTGCAATGGGTCTTGGTGCTTTAGGTTCTATGCTTAGCCCAGAGCAGACACAGATGTATATGTCTCCGTATGAGCAGAACGTTATTGATGTAAACAAACAAGAAGCGTTAAGAGATGCTCAAAAAGGCTTAGTAGGACAGAATATGGCAGCAGCCCGTCAAGGTACATATGGTGGTGCTCGCAATGCATTAATGACATCTGAGGCAGACCGCAATCTACAAACTAAACTTGGTAATATCCAAGCAACCGGCATGCAAAACGCATTTGATGCAGCGCAAAAAGCTCAATTGGCACAAGCTGCAGGATACGGTAATTTAGGTTCCACTCTAGGACAATTAGGTACAGCACAGCAAGCATCAGATATTGACCGCCTGAAAACTCAAGGTGCATATGGTGACTTACAGCGTGCTACTCAGCAACAACAGTTAGACGCTCAATACCAAGATTTAATGACAAAACTGAATTATCCATTGTCTAATCTAGAGACTATGAACAATTTAGTCCGTGGTACTCCATTGACACAGACTGGACAAAATCAAATCTCTACAACACCGGCTCCTAGTTTTGCAAGTCAATTAGGCGGTATGGGATTAACTGGCTTGTCTCTCTATAATATGTTTGGGAGTAAGTAATGAGCATACTTAGCGCAATCAAACAACAAAACAGTTCAATTGATGATTTAGCTAAACTTCCTCAGGCCATGATTATGCAGATGGCTCAGAAGGGCGAAATCCGTGAAGATATGCTTGCCCCAATTTTGGGACGTAAAGCAGAGATGGCAGAAGCGGTAGCTCGCACAAAAGCACTTCAGACCGCCGGTCAAACTCCTCCTACAGTAATGGAAAATTTAATGGCTCAGAATGCTCAAGCAGAGCAGCCAACCATGGAAGAATCTGGAGTAGCACAATTACCTATGCCAGAACGTCAATACGCAGGCGGTGGAATTATTGCATTTTCTGATGGCGGTATGTCGGATGAAGATTATGAAGATTACGAAGACAAGGTTCGTAAGTCTAAGCGTGAAAGCGTATTTAATGAAATGATGTCTGGATTAAAAAGCCTTCCATCTAGAGCATCTGACATGATTAGCGGCTTTGCAAAATCTTATATGCCTGCTAAAGAAGAGCAATCCCGTGGTTCACATCCCTATGAAGCTCAAGTTATTCAAGAAGCTAAACGTCAAGGCGTAGACCCTAATTTAGCGTTACATGTTCTATATAAAGAAACAGGTAATCTTAAGAATCCAGAAAGCGCCCGCTCAAAAGCCGGTGCTATTGGCGTAATGCAATTGATGCCCGGTACTGCCAAAGAGTTAGGCGTAGACCCAACAGACCCAAATCAAAATATTGCTGGTGGAATATCTTATCTTAAAAAGATGTATAGCAAGTATCAAGACCCAGCTTTAACTGCTGCAGCTTATAACGCAGGACCCGGCAGGCTTGATAAGGCTTTACGAGCAGATAATGGGCTCAATAGTCTTTCAAGAGAAACCCGTAATTACATGGTAGGTTTAGCAGAGGGCGGTGAAGTACGTCACTTTGATGAGGGCGGGTATTCTGATTTAGGCATCCCAATGGTGACATCACCAGATATGGGAAGTTACAACACGATTGTTCCCGGAACTCCTGAGAATTTGTTAAATAACAAACAGATTACCCCAGAAGAATACGAGAAGATGAAGAAAAAGCAGGCTCCGAAGAAACCAGAATCCCCTGCAGCAAACAATCAGCCTGCTACAAACGACTATCCTTATTTACAAAGGGCTCCTGTAGCTACAACTCCAGAGCAAGATTACTTTGCTGAACTCATGGCTCAAAACAAAGAAGCCCGTGCTGAGTTAAAGAAGAGTGCTGCTGAAGATAAAAACTTAGCTTTATTGGCGACTGGATTAAAAATGTTAGGCGGAAGTTCTCCATATGCATCAGTCAATATTGGTAATGCCGGCGCTGCTGGTGTTGAACAGTATGGTGCGTCTAAAGCTCGTCGTGCTGCTGAATTGTCAGCGCTTAATAAATCCGACATTGGCACATTGGAAGCTAGAGAGCTTGGTAAATATAGACAGTCCGTAATGTCTTCAAATGAACGTGCTCGTTTAAGTGACGACTATAGATTGGCAGAAAAGAACATTACTGATAGAGCAAACAACTTCTTGGTCAAAAATAATCCTCGTTTTAACATGTTACCGGATGACCAAAAGTCTGCATTGTTACAGCAAGAGATTAACAGAATTAAACAGCAAGACCCTTACTTCCAAGGATTAAGTCAACAACTTGGCATTCAACCTATGCCAGCAATGCAACAAAATCGTACAATAAACTTTTCAAATATTAAGTAAGGGAAAGAATGCCTTACAACATTCAGTTACCTGACGGGACGTTGGTAGAGAACATTCCGGATGATTTAGACCCGTCTGCTGCTAAAGCAAAGATACTAAACGCATATCCAGAATTAGCTCTAAATGAAAAGCGTACTTGGGGTCAAGCTGCAACTGATATTGCTGCAGGACTTGGAAAAGGCGTTGCTGGACTAGCCCAATTGCCGGGTCAAGTCGGTGAGTTAATGGGTGTATTTACTCCAGAAGAAAGAGACTTAGGACTTCAAGGTGCTGGACGTCAATTAGAGACGTTTGCAGAACAAGCTAAATCTCCAGTTTTAAAAGCTAAAGAAGCATTACGGTCACAGAAAATTAATCAAGCAGAAGGTTTTTGGGAAGAGGCCGGCACTGCAATTAAGAGCACATTTACAGACCCAGCTCTATTAACTTCATTCTTGTCCGAACAGATTCCTAATTTAATTGGAACTATGGGCGGCGGCTTAGCGACTAAGCAGGGCGTTAAGATGCTCATGAGAAATGCTACTGAAGAAGCGTTGGCTAAATCAGGTACTCGTGGAGCTATTGGTACCGGCGCAATCATGCAAGGTGCAGACATCGGTTCTGACACCTATGAGAAGGTTTATGACGAGTTAATCAATCAAGGCTATGACAAGGACTCAGCTGTTAAAGAAGCGCTTGCTAAAGCCCGTATAGCGGCTATCGAGGCAGCAACATTAACTGTTGCAACGTCTTTTGGGGCAGGCTCAACGATTGAAAGAGCATTAACCCGTGGCATGGCTGGAGCGCCCAAAAAAGGTATTATCCGTGGAACATTAGGGGAAACCCTAAGTGAAGGTGTAGAAGAGGCTGGTGGTCAATTAGCGTCTAACCTTGCCCTACAAGAAGTCAAGCCAGAAACAGACATATTTAAAGGTGTTGGAGCAGCAGCAGGTCTAGGAGCTCTTGGTGGCTTAGCCTTTGGTCTGCCGTCTAGCTTTGTAAACTTGGCAAATGCTAATGAATTAGAAAATGCCAAGAAGCTATTTGATGAAGCTCAGGCTAAGGCAAAGGAAAGTAATGAGCCACAGCCCTTACAACTTCCACGTCCAGCAGCAGCCCAGACAAAAGAACAATTAGCAGCGTTGCCATATGACCCTAATGCGCCGATTTCTAGCGGTTCTGAGACGTTTTATGTGTTTCCTGATGGCAGAGTAGCAACTAACGAGAACGCAGCCTTTAAAGAGCGTTTTGGCATGAATCCGCCGACTCAAACAGGGACTACAGAAGCCTTTGCTAAGCCAGAAGACCAAGCCGCTATTATGAAAGCCCGTTGGGATGAGGCAAGAGCCAATTCTCCTACGATGCAAAAGTTCTTTACCCATAAAGAAACTGTTACTAGAGAACAAGCAGCACGCCGTAAACAGGCAGAAGAGGCATTTAAGAATGCTACTCCAGAAGGCGGGCTATTCTTTGCCCCTAAACCAGAGGAGCCAGCAGTATCTCCAATGCAGACGGTTGCCGTATTTGACCCAGTAGAGGGTGTTAAGTTCTATGAGGGCGTTCCAAATAAAACAGCAAGCGGCGTTAACCTTTTAGATGAAAATGGCAAAGTCGTAGAGTCATTTAAAGACAACAGAAATGTTGTAATTAATCCAACAGAACAAGACATCTTTAACTTTGAAACCAAAGGATATGAGCAAAGAGTCAAGGCGATGTCCAAAGACTTGGAAGCTGCTCGTGCACAAGTTACAAAAGCAAATAATGCGTTTAAAGAGTTTTTACAAGCCCGTCCATTAAAGGGTAATTACTATTCTGAATTTATTAATCCACGGCATCCACCCAACAAATTACTTACTAAGTCGCAACAAAAAGGATTTTTTATTAATGACCGTCCAAAAGGTCAAGACTTAGACGATTTAGCGGCAATTGCTCATGATGTAGGCTATTTATCTGACGAAGAGTTCTTTAATCCTAATGACAATGGCGGCGTTAATGCATTAGCGGACAAGATTAAAGCGTTATACGATGGGGATGTTGTGTCAACTCCCGGATTAGAACAAGCAGATGCTCAATACAAAGCTATCTATAACGAGTATGAGAAGCTGGACGATGAAGTTCAAAGACGCAAAGAGCTGTTAAAAAACATTCCTACTGAAGAGCAAGCAGCGGCAAACTTATCAGAAAAGTTTGTGGCTCCGGAAAAAGTTGTTGAAGATTTAAAGCCTATTGAAGAAGCTGAACCAGTAACGCCATCTACTAATATCGGGGAAGAGGGGGACATTATGTTCTCCAAGGAAGAGCCATCCAAGATAAAAGAAGAAGACCAGCGTATTGAGAAAGAGTTAACCGGCAAAACCATGTTGGAATTGTCTGACTGGTCTATCAAGAATGCTCCGAATCACTTTGCTAAAGTTATTGCCAATATGGTCAATAAACGCATCAAGGAGATGGAAAAGCGTGGCATTAAATTAGATTTTAATATTGAGACTGGAGACACTAGACGCTCTGGAATGTTTAATGCAAAAGGTGAAGTTCAGTTTAAGTTTGGCAAAACTGGAGAGCAAACATCTGCTAGATTAACTTTAAACGGCGCTGCTGTATTAGAAAATCAATTGGGTTATCCTCCCGGCACGAATTACGCCACTGTGCTGCATGAGTTATTACACGTTGCAACCAGAGGACAATTAAAGTTACGCTCTAAGAATGACCCGTTAGTTGTAGAGTTACACGAACTTAGAAATAGTGTAATTGATTATTACAATCAAAAAGTTAAAGAAAAGGACATGACTCCATTTATGGAGCGTATGTACAAACGAGAAATTAACGCTTTATGGGATATTGATGAGTTAGTATCTTGGGGTTTAACCGACAAGAATATGCAGGAATTCTTAAGTGAAATTAAAGTTGGCGAGAAGACAGCATTTACTAAGTTAGTTGAGCTTGTAAGACAAATACTTGGAATTGCTAAGAATTATGAGACCGCATTAGACCGATTGGTCAAGACATCTGAAGCCATCCTTAACGAAGATATTGAAGTTATTGCAGGAAGACTAGAGTCTGCAGGGTATAGTTTTGGAACGCTTAAAGCAAAACCATTTACCGGAACACAGGAATCTTTATTCAATAAAGAACAACAAATAACTCCGGCATTCAAAAAATGGTTTGGAGATAGCAAAGTTGTTAATGAAGATGGCAGCCCTAAAGTTATGTACCACGGAACTGTAAATTTTGAAGGTAATGTATTTAAGCCAAGTAAAAAAGTAAATAGGTCAGGAAATATAGATGGCTATTACTTCACAACAGACCCCAAGGAAGCATCAGGCTATTCAACGGGCTTAGAAAAAGATGCTTTAATTGAAGGCTCTGAAGTTATTCCAACATATTTAAGCATTAAAAATCCTTTTGTTAAAGGTAGCAAAGTAACACCTAAGATGCTTAAAGCATACGAAGAAGAGGTTATTAAGAGCAATTCTCACCTTGGCGAAAGAGCTGCAATATACGCAAAAGAAAAAACAGAAATTATGAAAGAGCGTGGCGAATCTGGAAGAAGTTATGCTCCCGGAATTTTTCCAAATATTAGCTTTCCTACCAGTGCCATGCAACGTGTTTTAAAAGCTGGTGGGTACGATGGTTTTCAAGATGGCGGCAATCATTGGGTAGCTTTTGATTCCAATCAAATTAAATCTGCTATTGGTAATACTGGAGAATTTAATCCAGAAGATGTTGATATTTTACAAAGCCGTTCTGCAATGCAGGCAGACTTCTCTAATGTAGACCCAAATTATGCTGAAAAGATACGCAAACAGTTTACTCAAGAGAAGGCTACTGTTAAAGAGAAGTTTGATAATCTAAAGACTAACTTCTTTGACCGCATGGTAACTGGTGTATTTGATGAGTTCCGTGCCATTAAAAACTATTCCGATGAAGCATATATGCAAGCCCGTCTGTCTAAGTCTATTGACGGCGGTCTTCAAGGATTGCTAGAGTACGGTCAAGTATTCCTAGATAACGGGGCGCTAAACATTAAGCCCGGCACAAAAGGTTTATTAGAAATTCTTGCTCCATTAGGTTCAGAAGTAGACCAATACCAAATATGGAAAGCATTAAGTCGTGATGCTCAAATTGCAGAACGCTATGAAAGATGGAAACAGATTCCTCCAAAAGCAAGAAAAGAGTTAAAAGAGCCGGCACGTCCGTCTTTCCCAGCAGATGTTATTGCAGGACGCAATGAATTAACTAAAGGCCAGCTGGACGGCAAATCTCGTTTAGATGTCTATAAGACTGCATTAAATGAAGAGAACGCTTTAAATCGTTCCGTATTGAACGTAGCCAAAGAAGCCGGCATTATTGATGCAGAAGGTTATCAGAACTTCTCTAATGACATCTACTACATTCCATTCTATAAAGCCATGGAAGACGGCGATGTTCAATCTGTCAGCTCATCCTCTAAGTTAACCGGTCAATACTTTAGCAAAGCCTTAAAAGGCGGCGAGAAGAAGACAAATGACTTAATGGAAAACGTGCTGCTTAACTGGTCACATATCCTGTCAGCATCCGTTAAAAATATTGCAGCACAAAATACAATTAAAGCTGCAGAGATGATGGATGTAGCAGAGAAGTCTAAGCCGATGGATGGCAAGTATCCTGCTAATACCGTTAAGATTATGCAAGAAGGTAAGACAGCTCACTATACGCTGTCAGACCCAGACCTAGTAGATGCTATTTCTACTATCTCTTATCTTGGACCAAAGTCAGCATTCTTGGATATTGCCAAAGGATTTACTAATGCATTACGTTATGGCGTCACTTTAAGCCCAGCTTATAAGGTACGCAACTTAATCCGTGACTCTTTATCTTCTATCGCTATTTCCGATTTATCGCCTAATCTTGCAAGCAATATTTATGATGGATTGGCATTATCCAAAAAGGGTAATCCAACATTCGTAGCAGCATTGGCTGGCGGCGGCATTTTTGAAATGGGCACAGCTCACGAAGGCAACCAAGCTAAGCTAATTAAGCGACTGATTGACAAAGGCGTATCTACCGGAACAATTTTGGATACACCGGAAAAGGTCAAAGCTAATTTACAGAAAGCATTAGATTGGTATAACGAACAAGGTAATAAATTTGAGAATGCTAACCGTCTAGCGCTTTATAAAAAGTTAATTGATAGCGGTAAGTCTCATTTAGAGGCATCATATGCAGCCCGTGACCTCATGGACTTCTCTATGCAAGGTCAGTTCCGTGCAATTAAAGTAATTGGTTCTGTAGTTCCATTCTTTAATGCCCGATTACAGGGTCTATACAAGTTAGGTAGAGACGGAATTTCTCCGACTTCCCGTGTTATCTACAATATGGCTACGGGTAAACCATTAGATATTGATGATAAGAAAAAGGCAGCACGATTTACAGCGGTCTCTAGCGCAATTATGTTGGCATCTATAGTCCTTTACAGCGCATATAAAGACGATGAAGACTTCCAACGCCGTGAAGATTGGGATAGAGATAACTTTTGGTGGTTTAAAGTCGGTGATACCCAGTTCCGTATTCCTAAGCCATTTGAAATTGGCGCCCTTGGAACGATTGCAGAGCGTACACTTGAACAGATTACAGATGAGAATGTAGAAGGCAAAGTCTTTGGTAATCGTCTGAACTCTATCTTGATGGATACATTCTCTCTTAATCCAATGCCACAAATGATTAAGCCGATGATTGACCTGTATTCTAATAAAGACAGCTTTACTGGTGCTCCAATCGAATCTGCTGGTATGGAGCGTTTATCTAAGCAAGAGCGGGCTACTGAGAAGACAAGCGGCATTGCCAAGGCATTAGGCGGTGTGTCTGAAGCAGCAGCTAAAGTATTAACATTTAATCCAGATGCACAAGGGTTCTCTCCTATTCAAATGGATTACGCTATTAAGGCTTACTTAGGCTGGATGGGTGCTACTGCCGTATCGACTGCAGATAGAGCTGTAGAGCCATTCCAAGAAGGTGCAAAGGTTCATCCGCCAATCATTGATACATTAGCACTTGGCTTTATTAAGACAATGCCGGAGACTCAATCTAAGTACATGACACAGTTCTATCAGAACAATGAAAGAATCCAGTCGGCCTTAGCAGATATGCGTCACTACGCCGAAATTGGCGACTCTGAGAAGCTACAGAAAATCATGGAAGAGAAGGGTGATGATATTGCTCTTGCCAAAGTTTATGACCAAACTACTAAACAATTGGCTCAGCTGCGTAAGCAAGCCCGTATGGTAGAAACCAATCAAGCAATAGACCCAGCAGACCGCAGAGATGAGATGGCACGCATCAAAATTATGATGTCAGATATGGCAAGACAAGTCGAGGAAATGAGAAAGTCGCTAAAGAAATAGGGACATACCCTAATTTCACACAAATGTCTTATAAATCAAGGTATTATCTGGTTAGCGTTGACTAACAGAGGGAAATAACGTGGCTAAATATTTTTTAACGGATGACCAATTTATAGAGTCTTGGAAAAAAATTGGCAGTCCGCATAAGTTTGCTAAAGAACACGGATTAGACGTTAGGTCGGTATACAACCGGCGTCGCTCCATAGAGAGCCGTTTAAATATTAAACTTCCTACTTTAGAAGACCAAAGATATAGCCCCCTAAAAAAGCTAGAACAAGTTATTGGAAATGCCCGCAGGGGCATTGAGATGGAAAAGGGTAGGGTTGTAGTCTTCTCAGATGCCCATTTCTGGCCTGACGAATATACAACGGCTTATAAAGCACTCTTAATGATTATTAAAGAATTCCGTCCTAAAGTCGTGATTGCAAATGGAGACGTATTTGACGGCGCTCAAAATAGTCGACATCCTAGAATTGGCTGGACACATAGCCCATCAGTCAAAGAAGAATTAGAAGCCTGTCAAGACTTCATGGGAAATATCCAAAAAGAAGCTATTGGTGCTGAACTTATATGGACAATGGGAAATCACGACGCCCGCTTTGAGACTTTCCTTGCAGCTCAGGTTCCTCAATATGAAGGGGTATCAGGGTTTACCCTTAAAGACCATTTTCCGCATTGGCAGCCTTGTTGGTCATATTGGGTTAATGAGGATACCTGCATTAAACACCGCTGGAAAGGTGGTTTTGGAGCCGGAAGAGCCAATGCCCTTAATTCGGGCGTAAACATGGTTACAGGGCACACACACAATTTGGCAGTGCAACCTATCACCGACTACAACGGAACCCGATATGGCGTCCAAACAGGCACTCTAGCGGACCCAAATGGAGGTCAATTTTTACACTATACTGAAGATGGTCCAAAGGATTGGCGTTCTGGATTTGCTTTGTTATCATGGGAAAAGGGGCGACTTATATTGCCAGAACTTATCCAAGTATTTGATGACGATTTAATAGAATTTAGAGGGTGCTTAACTAGAGTATGAGAACCGAGCAACAACAAAAAGAATACGAACGCAAAAAAACGTGGGCACATGCCAATCCTGAGCGTGTTCGTGAGTCTAGACAAAAATATGAGCAAAGAAATGCAGAAAAAGTTGCAGCCTATCGAAATGACCCTGAATTTAAAAAACGTGCTGTTGATAGGGCAATTGCATATAACAAGGCAAATCCAGAAATAGTTAAAATAACCACCCAAAAATCCCGCAGAAAGCATAAAGCAAAAGGCGCTATGAAATCTATGGCAAGAAAAGCATGGAGAATTAATGCCACTCCATCTTGGGCTAATAAAACACGTATACAAGCTCTTTATTCGTTAGCAGCTATGTTTACCGCAAACACTGGGGAAAAGTGGCATGTTGACCATATTGTTCCTTTAAAAAATAATTTAGTTTGTGGCTTGCATGTATATGAAAATCTAAGGGTTGTACCAGCTATAGTTAATTTACAGAAGAGCAACAAGTTTTTGGTATGAAACTAACTCCATCTATTCTGCGCAATCTATACAGTGCTATCTACTGTATGAAGCCGTTTCAACGGTGGCCTATGCCGTTGCCAGAGCAGATTAAGTTTATTGTAGATTCAGACCCAGAGACTATGGGCACCTATCTTTATGATGATGGGGAAGACTACGAACATATTATTACTATTTCAGACAAGAAATGCGGACATTTATCAACAGTTATCCGTGTTTTAATCCATGAATGCGTTCATATGAGTCGCTGGAAGACTCCAAAATGGAGCCACCACGATGCCGAATTTAGACGGCGCACTAAAGTTATATCAGACGAATTAGGGTTTGACCCACTAGAACTATAGGGGGTAGCGGCGTTCCTCTGCGTCCAGACCTTCGGTCGCCCCCTACCTTACTTCTAGGTGCTCTGTTTCAAAAAGCCAGCCAATAGTTTTGCGGTGTGCCTCTTCCCATATTTCAACACGTTCAACCTTAGAGAGCGATTTGCCTTGGTCGAGCTCCATGTGGCACGAGTAGCACAATGCTGCGACTCGGTAATCATCTGCTTTAATTCCTCTGCCTTTACCGTCCCGAAGCTGATTGGAATGTGCAGCCACAACTGTGCCGTCTTCTCTACCACACTCTTGGCATGGGGATTTTCTAAGTATTTCAAGTAACTTCTTATTCCTATACATCAATCATTTTCCGGACGCACATTCCAACAAGGTCTATGGGCGTCTCTAATAGGGGCTGCGCTGTCATTATGTAGTTCTCTGATACCTGCCATCCACCGGACTGTGTTTTCACGACTAGACCTTTATCTTGGAGGTTTCTAAGATGAATTCCTAGGGATGAGTTATTAATCCCTAAGTCTATATCAGGACTCTTTATCCCCGGATTCTTGGAGAGGTACTGGAGTATTGCGGTCTTTTTGTCCATAAAAGAGATGTGTACTTCCGTCAGGTAATATTTCATAATCTGGGGCAGCAAATCCAGCAGCCTTAAGCGCTAGTATAACCTCTTCTAAGTCTATATCTTTCTGTGCCAAAATGCGGTCTTCTGAAGTAAATGTAGTCATAAGTGTTTCTCCCAGTGTTTATCTGATTCCTGCGTTTTCATAGCTTTTTCAAACATTTGTTTCCAATACTCTATTTCAGCTTGTTGATTTTTTATAACCCAAGATGCGGTAGCCACATTCTCAGAACCAGCAAGTGCCTTGTCCTGCATATCATTAAATAGCTTATCAAGGTCTTTTATAAATACTTCCATGTCAAAGTGTTTCATTTCTGTTGTCTTTCTGCTTGTGCTTTATTTAAGTTAATAGAAGACTCTAATCCTTTTTCAAGGTCAGAGATGTACTCTCGCAACACACCAATCATATGCCCAGCCTCGGTTAGTTCTTTTTCCTGCTGGCGTATAAAATCGGCAGCTTTTTTAAATTCAATGTCGCCCAGTATAATAAGGTATTTATCGCCAATCGTGTCCAGTGCGTCAGCTAATTCACCTGCATTCATATTTTGGTATCTCTTTTAAAGTTTACCCAAGGGTATTCCCTAATATCTCCATCAGACCATTTTACGTACACGTTCTCTTTGTCTGATACCCAGCATCCTAGAATATGTTTCCCATTACGATGATTAGAGTAAGCGATATTGGCACCAACAACAGTTTTACAACCAATATCTGTAAGTGCAATGGTACCGCCGCCTTCATTCTCAAGCTCAGCTATTATTCCGGCTGCGTTTACGTTTAGGGACAACAGCAGCAATCCCATTATCAATATTTTTTTCACCGTATAACTCCTCCATGAGTTCGTCTGCTAGTTGTACCGCTTTCTTAGGTTCTGCTATCGTCAAGGCAAAACACGCCGCCAAGAATCGCATATGCTTTTTATCATCCATTTTTAGCTAACATTTTAAGTTGGTCGACAAGCATAGAATTCATAGGTTTCCCCTTATAAGACAAGAATTTAAGGTGCTCATTTTCAGCAACCACTTTGCAGGCGTCCCGTATTCCTTTGTTATAACCACTGTTAAATTCTTTGCCGTTTTCTAAAGCCATAATTAAGGCGTCCCGTATAAATGCGGAAGCCTTTCTTTGTTTAGCCATTCCCTTGAGCTTATTGATATGCTCTTGGGGAAGGTACAAGCTGTACGGGATTAGTTTTTCCACTCTTTGTACTCCGTGTATAGTTCTTTTAGTTCGTCTTGGGCTAGCCTGTTAATTTTAATATCAGCTCTCGAGTTAATCTTTAAGTAACCAGTTAACCATTCCACACAAGCTGGCTCAGTCATTTCAAATAACTGACCGCTCTCATGTAAGTATTCCCAAAACTCTTTTTCCCTGCATAACATTCCTGCTAGCTTAACCATCTGAGCACCAGCAAACTCTTCACGATTTAATGGTTCTTCATTGTCTGCAAGGCGCACCATCACAACCATATAACGAGCCCCAACAAAATCTTTTACAATTTCGTCGGGTATTTCGTCCGGATGGATAGCTAAGTTCATAACATATCCATCCTTGGTCTGTTTAAGAGCGACTTTTTTAGCCTCAAACTGACTCGTCTGCATCCTCAAATCCTTTATAGATTCCCAGCTTGGTTTCAAGATAATGAATAATTAACATCAAGTCTTTAATCACAATGTCTTTTTCCATATTGTCTTTGATAGTGTCTTTGAGAGCGTCTTTTAGGTCATCTAAAATCTTCTCTTTAATTTTCACTCCCATGGGTCTTTGTCCGTAGATTTAGGTGCTGCGTCTTTGACATAAGTATCTACTGCAAGTGATAGGAATTTGTTTCCGGTCTTGGATTCCCGTTTCCATGCGGACAACTTAACAGAAATAGTCTCATCATCAGACTGCTCCAATAAGAGCTTGGCGTATTCTCTGTCAATGGCAATGGTGCCAAAGAAATCGGGAGACTTCTCGGTACGCTTTTGTGAAGAGATGTGTAGTGAGCCGGTGTTTGGTCTTACTTCGTATTCCATAGTTATTCCTTAGTTAATAATTTTTTTGTTGCTGAAAAACTTACCATAATCTGTGCATATGCTTTTTCGTCTAACTCTTTTGCCTTATCAAACACAACACGATTATTCTTAAAGATATTGGCTACATCGTCTGGATGTACCGCCAGAGCCAGTAAAGTCTCTACGCCGGCTTTTAATGACTCCATCCATGCGTTAACGTCTTCTGTCTCCATAACAGTAAGCTGCCAATCTCCGGGTTTACCCGCAGTCTTTCCAGTCTTTGTGGCTGCAGCTTTTTCAACCGCTGCCTTTGGTGCTGGAATGTTAGCAACTTTAGGCGGCTGCTTAGGTGCATCATCTTCGCTATCCGGTGGAATGTCTTCACCGTTATATATGTATAGCCCAATACCATGTAGGGCGATTGCCTTAGCAAGACAACGTTGCATAGCAGTATTGACGGCAAAAGAATCCGGCTCAGAAATTGGCTTATTCCGATAGTCCATTACTGGAAGCTGTGCTGTACGGGCGATGTCATTGGCGATAACGGTGCAAAATACCATTACCGAACCATTGCCCCAGCGTTGATACTCTGGATAAAACCAATGTGCTTTAGGGTCAGCTAGCAATAATTGGTCTACAGCCCATGCCCAAGATAGATACGTGAGATTATTCTTCTTCTCGGTGTATTTAGAGACATCTATCTGTCTCAGTTCTTTATATTCCATGGTTATCCTTGATTTGAAAGATATTCGTCCGCTAAAGTTGCGGCAAACTTGTAAATAACTTCTGTTGGTTCACAATTTGTCATGTCAGGATTTGCAGCTAATGCCAACATAAAATCGTAAATCATTTCTTGCCTCGTCTTCATTACTTCTCCTCGTTAAGTACTACTTCAATTAACTTTTCCAAATAGTGCTGGGCTTTACGCAAGTCCTCAACATTATTCTTAAACCGGTAACGGGAAACGTATTTCACAATATTTCCCTCAAGATAGCCAAGGTCATTGGCAACTATATAATCCCATGGCTGGATTGCATTCTTTGAGTAATGCGTACCGCCTACCTGCATACCATTTGCACTCATTGGTTTTCCTCTAAATACGCTTTGTATTGGTCACAATATGGGGCTACTTGGCAATACTCTTCACAACGCACTCTCCTGCCTTTGCGTGTTTCAAGCACGTATCCTTTGCCCAATTTATTTACTTCTGCCTCTGCATCTTCTAATACATCGTGTAAAGACTTTGCTCTTTGATTGCCGTCTTTCTTAACGGCATAGACTGTCGGTCTTTCCCACATTTCCTCTGCTGTACAGTATTGTAACACTTCTGTTGCATCTGTTGCAAATTTAGCCTCGGAATGAATATGAATTTTGCTACGGATAAATAATTCCCGCTGCTCCATTGTCCATAACTTAATTGGTATGACGACCGCACGAGCCTCTGGATAACCTTCTTTAGTTTGAGCATCCCGCTTATTCCAGTCTCTAACAATAGCGATGATAGCAAGCTTATGAACGGGAGCTTTTTTTACATACTCTACTAGCCAAGCATAACAGTTAAGCTGCTCTTCCCATTCTTTCTTTTCATTCATTACCGCCCAAGCACCAACATTCTTATAGTCGTTAATCTCAATGCCTTTGTCGGACTCAATCTGCAAGTCAACAGCTCCTGAGACACTCCAACCATCTAGCTCAGCAAAAAGACGCTCTTCTACGATATGACCGGGTACTTTGCCTTGTTCTAGGATGTAATGCATTGCCGTACCCCATAAAGACGGAATAAGCTCTGTAACATCCTGCTCTATCAGGTGGTCGTATTTCTCCCGCAGCTGGACAATCCTTGGACTAGTGAGTAGGCCAGTGACCGACATATGCGATGCACCTTTTGAATAGGTAGGACGCTTTACCGCTTGAACTATCGTTTCCGGTAATCCGTATTTATTAGTTATCTTCAATTGTTTTTAATCCATGCAGCCAACATTTCAGCACTTGCTGCGACCGCTAATAACATTCCTACGGCAGCTTTTTTATCTCCAGCCAGCAAAGAATCATGAACCTGCTTTAAAGACTTGTTGATACTTAACATTGTTTCACTGTAATCCACCATCACTTACTCCTATATCCATGGCGTCTGCCATCGTTGTCAAAATAATTTACTGTACCACTAGGTGCTATAGTCTCATAGCCAATACGTTTTCCTCTATTATCGTAAACCCCATTATTAGCGTTGTAGTTGTATTGACTATTGTTCCAGTTTTGTGGACTGTTTTCCCATTTCGTGCTGCTGTTATCGTAGTTGTACTGACTGTTCTGCCAGTTGTACGGGCTTGTCTCCCAGCTCTGTTGTGCACATGCCGGCTTAGAAACCATTACGCCAATAAAGACCACACAAGCAATCACAATCCCTGTTGTAACAGCTCCTGTAGCATACCCAATATTAAATGCTAGTTGTTCGTTCTTATCCATTATTTCTCTTGTGCCTTTTTAATTATTTCTCTGCAAAATTTATAATCAAGTTCTGTTAAACAATCATAATCTTTGAAGTCATAGACTTCGCACCAAATTTTTTTTATTTCCTCGTTTGATAAATCTTTAAACTTTGCAGGCTCAAACCCAGCATCTTCATAACCCGGATGGTAAGGCGCCTCTTCTACCAATTTGTTTTTCATTTTGTCGCCATCATATAAAGACCCACATTACCAAGAGCATAACCAGCGTAGCAAATAGCCATGCCCACGTTACCTTTGAAATACTGTTCTCCGGATATATACGCATAAATTATTCCAGTAAGAATGATTAACCAGCCGCTCATAATTTAAATTCTTTTTCTCTAGCTATTTTGGTTAAAAGCATCCGAATGGCAACGGATAAACAAAGTCCATGAGCCTTTAAAATTACTTCAGCTTGTTGTTTAACATCACTATTTACTCGTGCTCTTACTATGTTGTTCATTAGCAGCGCCCATCTATGTCTATTTCTTTTTTCTTCTTTTTCTTTTTCTTTAAAATCTTGCCCATAAGCTCTTCTCGGCGGGCTTTTACTTCCGGAGTTGCGTACTCGTTAAGCTGGTGGACTTGTTTGTAAGTATCGTCTAACCAATAGCAGCGCATCTCATGGAGCGTATAGATTCCAAGAAGGGCATTCATTACCTCATCTTCAGTCATAGGCCAAGACCGGTCGCCGTAGGTTTTAAACAGCATCTCGATATCTTTGCCGGTCTGCTCTACGGAAAATATCTCGTCCTCTAAATCAAATCGTGTTTTCATCTTGTTATCCAGTAAATAAATCCTACAGCCATCCCACCTAAAAATGCCGACATTACAAAATCCATTGTGGGTTTATAAAAACGCCGCACCATCCAAGCCCAGTCATCATCAAACTTATGAATAGCATATGCATATTCAGCGTCCTTAAAAGCCTCTGAAGCACTACGGCTAGTGCGTCCTACTATCTGATGCAAATCAAAGTTGTAGTTTCTTTGCTCTCGCTCTAACGCCTCTTGAACTGACGGGTTTATTAGGTTTTCTATCCTCTTTGCTTTTGACAGTCTTCTTGCCATGGGTTTCCTGTTGTTTAATGTACTGCCATAGGATTGCGATAATTCCTTCTTGAACCAAGAAAGCCAATCCTTCTTTGTCAAAGTGAACCGTTGCATCTGCTGAGCCATCTTCATTCTCTCTGGTGATTTCTAACTTTATTTCCATAACATTTCCTTTGGACATCAATAGGGTCGTCCTCTGTTACCTCGGAACAGGCGTACACAATCTTAGGGTCGTGCGTTACATGTAACACATAGGAACAAAGAACAATTGAAAAACAAATTACAAAATATTTTATAACCAAGACCATACACGGTTGCCTATGAGCACACAAAGAAAGAACACAATCGCAAAGACTACAACAATAGACGCAGCTGCAATGCTCATTAAAGTATCATTCATAGACAGTCTCCTCTAAGTCCAATATAATGCTTTCAATATGACAAGTCAATACATCGTACCCACTTTCTCTCATGTGTTGTATCAGTGCTTACCCTAACGTTTCCTTATCCTTGTAGCGTCAACGCTTATTGGCTGGCTAGCGGTCATCGCCGGTACATTTCCAAGCGTGGAATGGAATTTAAAAAAGCCGTTCAAGAAATATGTAGGAACGTTGCTACATTTGGAGATAAGCCGGTAGAGGTATCCATCATCCTTTACCCAAGAGACAAGCGGCTGCTGGACATAGATAACATTTGCAAGTGCGTCCTAGATTCCATGAATGGAATAATTTATGACGACGACCAGCAGGTATGGAAACTAACAGTAGAGCGGGGCGACAAAATTAAAGGTGGCGGCTGCCAAGTTACTATTAAAGAATACTTAAATGATACCTAAAGGTATTAAAGACTTCTTTAATTTGCTACTCAAAGGTACTAATTTCCCGTTCGGGAATATTTTTCTATTTTTGCCTACTTTTTCATCAATTTTTCCCGTTCGGGAAACTTTTTGCTATGCCTGACAATGTCCTATGTTTGCATGATTTTTTATTGAAATTTCATGCACTTACAGCGTTTTTTCTAGAAGGTGTTGTCCGATGTATATCTATTTCGGTGTATACAGGTGTATATATCGGTAGTTTTGTAAACTTTGAGAAACAAAAAAGGGAGCAAAGCCCCCTTTCTGTAGAAAGAATCTAGCTTATTTCTTTCTAGGCTTGAAGAAATCTTCTACTGTAGAAGTGACCGCTTTGACCCAAAACTCATAGGCTTGCTTGGTGCGCTCGTTTAATTCTTCAAACTTTTTGTATTGCTCTTCAAATGAAAACATGGTTTTCTCCATAGGTTAGTTGTTGATTTGTTTATTATATTACACATTATGTTGCAGTGCAATGTAGGGTAAACCCTAATACTATGCAAAACGACCGGTATTATAATAAAAGTTCATCTCGTGAGGATGTTTCGGAGTGACAAAGGTGCTTAAATGTCTGCTTTATATTTGCGACAGCTCCACTTTTTTTAAATCTTGTGATACACTTCATTTGCGTAAACGGACTTTGGACGGTTCTTTTATGTTAAACTTTCCGCCGTAAGCCTCATATTGTATGGGGTCTGAACTGTTCTTTTATGTTTAGGTGGCGGGAAGTAAACATAAGCGAATGTCCAATCAGACTTCATACCCTATGAGGTTTTTCCTTTTCCGCCGTAGAGCGACGATACAGACGGTTCATCCAGCTACCTTACATGGATATATCTAATGACCGAGATATTAAAGACAGGTTGCGCTTATATCGAAAGATTTGACAGGACGGCGCAGTGGGACTTGACTGGGTATCCACACGAACAGAGCATGATGGGTGATGTAGGGGAGTATGGCCGACTCTAGTTGATAGGCGCTCTGGAAGACGAACAGTACCTCAGGGAGCAGTGGACGAAAGTCGGCTGAAGATGCGGTGAATACACATATTTATCCTATGTGCTTATCACCCTCTCGTCCTGTCCTATGAGAGAAGACGGATTGGTAGTGGAAAACACCTATAGGAATACTAAAAAAGCGGGCATACAGTAAAAGACCGAGCAAACGAAAGGACAACGTATGAATCAAAAAGACTATTACCATATGACGCAGCAAGAAGTAGCAGACAGGCTAGGGATGCATCGTTCTTACGTCAACTATTATGAGAAACAAGCATTGGAAAAACTAAAGCAAGCCCTTGAAAAGCGTGGCATCAAGGCAAGTGACGTATTGGATGTGAAATGAATACAAATGAACTAATTGAGGCGTTAGACCAGCGTTATGGAAATCCCCATGTAAAGGGGTTAGAGCTTATTCAAGAAGCAATTAAAGTATTGCGTCTGCAGTCTGAAGAGATTGCTGCTTTGGTGGAGCAGTTAAATGAACAATGAGCCAGTAGCGTGGGCTATGTTTAAGGGCAATACTTTTATGGATGCCATCCATCCTGACGAACATACAAGATTTGAAGGTGGCTACACCATTCCACTCTACATCCATCCAGCAAAGACACTAACAGATGAGGAAATATTAAAAGAAATGGAGTTTTTACCTCAAACAATTTCAATGGAAGATGAAGATTACATTGCGTTCGCTAGAGCAATACTAAGAAAGACACAAGAGAAATGAATGACATTAGAAAACAAATACAAGAACAAATGAGCAAAATTCCGGACGCCGTAAAAAATGGTTCAGTCCAGCAAGTTATTCGTTGGAAAGAACGCTGTAATGAAGCACAAAGAATTGTTAATAACAGTAAAGCAACACAACATCAGCTGGAGCAGGCTCTCAGAAGTTTGAAATGAATGAGAAGACGATACTTGAACTTGAGAAAGAAATACTCGGTGAGGAATGGGATGCTGAAGCTATCATTGAGGAACTTCAAAACAAGATTGCGGCTCAAGCTGCGGAGATTAAAGCATTGCAAGCCTCCCGTGATTTCTATCAGACCAAGAATGCCCAATCGGTCGGTCAAATAAACTATTGGAAGAGTAAAGCAAAGTGATAAAAGACCAGCACGGCTTTCACCAAAAATGCGTATTCGAGAATCTGCGGTTTGATACCAAATACCCTACTGACATTGATGCCTTTATGGAAGTCAATGACAAATACTTTATTTTTATTGAAGCCAAGCGTGGCAATAAGGAAATGGATTTAGGACAAAGACTTGCTTTAGAGCGGCTTTGTGATGTGGTTGGCTATGCTCGTGAGTCCTTACTTATCGTATGCTGGCATGACTCTGATGAGGACATAGATTTAGGTAATTGTCTAGTTAAAAAGTATAGGTATAAACACGAATGGTATGTTGAGCTAGATAAGATTACAGTAAGACAAAAGGTTCAATCATTTATATATCGGGGGGACTTACAAAGTCGGCTCGGCGACTTAAAAAAACCTGTATAACACTTCACATAAACCGTATTTCCCCCGATGCCAAGCGGTTTCTTGGCAGTTAGGAGTTCTTAGTGTTAGTTTTACGCTCGCATCAATCTGAAGTAATCCAGAAGTTAAACGAAGGTTTCAAAGAGCATACCCGCCAAATTCTCTGTGCCGTTACAGGGTTCGGCAAAACAGAATGTGCTATGGCTATCATGCAGCAAGCCGCATCTGAAGGTAAGCGGGTAGCGATGGTTTTAGACCGGATAGTTTTGGTTGACCAGACCAGCAAAAGATTAACCAAATATGGCATCCGGCATGGAGTAAGACAAGGTGGTCATTGGAACAATCGTCCATTTGAACCTATCCAAATCTGTTCATCTCAAACTTTAGCCCGCCGCAAGTTTCCAGATATTGATATGCTTATCGTTGATGAGTGCCATGTCATGTATAAATCGACTGTGGACTTCATTCAAGAGAATCCTCAAATTAAAGTAGTCGGTCTTACTGCCACACCTTTTACTAGCGGTCTTGGTAACATCTACACGAATGTTATTGGCGCAGCTCCCATGAAGGAACTCGTGGAAGAGGGTTGGGTTGTGCCGCTGAAGGTTTATATCGCCAAAGAAATTGATATGACCGGTGCAAAATTCATTGCCGGCGAATGGTCTCAGGCAGAAGCCACTTCCCGAGGTATTCAAATTACCGGAGATATTGTTGCGGAATGGGTTAAAAAAACCTATGAGATATACGGCAAACCAATGAAGACTATCGTGTTCTGTGCTGGTGTAGAGCACGGCAAGGAACTCGTAACCCAATTTAAAGCAGCCGGTTATAACTTTGTGTCTATTTCATACAAGGAAGACGATGATTTTAAAAGAGATACTATTGAAGACTTCGGTAAACCTGATACTAATATTCATGGTCTTATTGCCACTGATATTCTTACTCGGGGTTTTGACGTTTCCGATGTTTGTATTGGCATATCTGCTAGACCGTTTAGTAAGTCCTTTAGTAGTCATGTTCAACAAATAGGACGCATCTTAAGACCTCACGATGGTAAGGATTTCGGTGTCCTGCTAGACCATTCAGGCAATTTCCTGCGGTTCAGGGATGATTGGGAAAGCCTATACCACGACGGTGTAACGGAGCTCAAGACCGGCGGTGAAGTAACTAAGCGTGAGCCTACTGAAAGAGAAAAGAAAGCAGCGAAGTGTCCCGCCTGTGCCGCACTTTGGACATCTCCGAACAATACTTGCTCCTCCTGTGGACACGTCAGGCAAGCTCTAAGTTCTATTATAAGCATAGCTGGCACTCTTGAAGAGCTAGATAAGGCAAATAAGAAGCTCCAAATACAAAATACCCACTTCTATTCCGAATTAGTCTATTACGGACGCATGAAGGGATATAAAGAAGGTTGGGCAGCAATTAAGTATCGGGAGAAGTTTGATGCTTATCCTAATGGATTAAAGGTAGAGCCCCGTCCGCCTTCCCAGCAGACCCTTAGTTGGATTAAAAGCAGAATGATTGCTTATTCAAAATCAAAACAGTATAGGAAAGCAGCATGACATTTGAATCTTTTGCAGAGCAGCACGGATTAATTATCGACCATCTCGTATATGACAGATGGACAAGGGTAAAGACTTTAGACCACCCAAATAAGCGGAATGGTTCGTATATCTATTCTGGAAATTGTGGAGCTCTTCAAGATTGGAGTAAGCATGAGAAGCCCGTTCTTTGGCGAGGCCAAGACTACAAGCCTGACCCTCAATTAGCAGCTAAACGCAAAAAATCTCAGGAAATTACCCTTCAAAGGCAGGCTGCCGCAGCTAAGCGGGCAAGCTGGATACTTTCACAATGTGCTGAGACAACGCACCCGTATTTAGCTGCTAAAGGTTTTCCCGAGTTAAAAGGGTATGTGTGGGAGGGTAATCTAGTAATCCCCATGCGGATTGATGGGAATATTTCCGGTCTGCAAACCATATCCCAAGATGGGACTAAGCGGTTTTTATCCGGACAATGTAATAAAGGTGCGGTATATATCATGGATAACAAGGGTATCCCGATACTCTGTGAAGGCATGGCGACTGCCTTGTCTGTAAGACGGGCTCTAAAATGCAACAAAACCCGCTATAAGCTCGTTGTATGTTTCTCTGCTGGTAATCTATCAGATATGGCAAAGTCTTATCCTGACTGCGTTATCGTGGCTGATAATGACCCCGTAGGAATCAAGGTAGCACAAGGGTATCCCCATTGGGTTTCCGATATTGAAAAGGAAGATTTTAATGACGCTGAATTAAGATTGGGTGCTTACGAAGCTGGGAAGTTGCTTATTGCAGCATTTCCGGCGGCTCTTGCGTAAATTCATTGTCGCAAAACTTAGTAATCTTCAGCTCGGCTAACTTTTCACCAATGTTCTTACTCAATAGGAAAGATTGGTTAGGCTGCCCGATAATTTCCATCGAGACTTCAACCATCCCGTTTTTACCATCTTTTAAGTAGATTATCGTAGCGTTCATTTAATCAATCTGAGAGAGACCTTAGTCTCGAATAATTCAGGGAAAGCGTTTACAAGGCGTTTCAGGTTCTCATTATCCGCTAAAAGGGCTGCTTTACCAAGTGCATTGGCAAAACCCCCTTTAGCCTCTAATCTATCGACTGCCTGCAATAAGGTAGTCCGGTCGGTCAATATCCTCATGTGTTCCTATGGTATGTATTATTAGGGTTTTCCCGCATAGATTTAAGAAGGTCATCAATAGTCTTAAACCATTGTATGACCTTTAATCCGTCCGATTGGTAAATAGTAAAGCTCAAAATCCATCGTCCTCGTCGTCCTCAGAATCCTCGCAGCTTTCAACATCCATGACTTCTAAGTTATCAAGCTGGTGCATATTGGCAAGCTCGTCATGTGCAACATCTATCGCCTCGTCTTCGTCCGGTGCTGAGATATAACAAACATGGCTGCCGGAAAAGTGCAAAACTACTTCATATGTTTTCATTTCTTTTCTTTCATATAATTGTTCAATAAATTGTGCGTATGCATCAACCCAGCTCATTTTTAGCTTTCAGCATAGCCTTACCTAAAAGATAAGCGTATCTACTGACTAGGTTTAAATCAATGGTTGGTTCGTCGTCGTCTCCGTCCCATTCAAATACGCAGCCATCACTCTCAATCCCGTTTTTATAAAATGCGTATGCTAAGGGTAGGGCTCTGGCGGCGTGATAATCCAGCAAGTCCATGCCGGCGTTCTCTACAATGCCAATGCAATCGGCGTTAATTGGTGCTCTGCTTGGAAATGCTTTCATAATCTTCTCCTAATAATTGTTCTGTCATATCTAAAATACAGCATAAACATGTCGGGCAAAATTGCACCGGTAAAATTCCAAACTCACCAGCAATCCCGCCCTCTTTCATAATAGAAAACTCTACGCTACAAATTGTGCATTTTTCCATTATTCGGTTTCCCATGTTCTTGCGTTGTATTGGTCAATAATCTCTCGCAGCGTCTGCTTATCATAGCCTATATTATTTAAAAGAATGTCATATAAGTAATCAGTATCGCCTACCTCAAAACCCTGCCCAATCGTATTGATGTCATCTTGAATTAAGCGTTGCACCATGCTATCTCTGTTCATAACTTCTCCCTTAGTTTTGCGTCAATTTCTTGGAATACTTCATGAGCCCAATCAATATCTTCTTTATCAGCCTGATAAGCTCTATTGCTGGTTTCCATATTTTCTAAATACCAATCGGCAAAATCTCCTAATCGGCGTATTTTGTTGTATTGCTCTAAATTCAATGTAATTTCCATGATGCTATGTCCTTTGTAGTTTCAAGATATTTCATTAAATAGTCGTCTGTGCATTTCCATAAATTAACAAGATGGTTTTCTAATTCTTGATGCTGCAATTCAGGATAAATATCCATCATCAAAGTATAAATTTCATGTTGCATTTGATAGCGTGTCATGCTTTCTTTCTCCTTTGCTGGACTACATAATCAATCCACGATTCGAGCACTTCCCAACAAATACCTACATTACTGTCATGGTTCTTATCGGCAAGTCTAAGCACTTCCCTTGCCTCCTCGTCGGTTATCTCGTTTGGTTCGTCTGAATCCCAATTATTAGCTTGCTCATGGACATCTGATATATGCCACCATATTGATACCCAATCTTCATCAAAAGCCCGCTTAACTGCAGCGTGTGCTTCAGCTATTGACCTGCCTGCTGGAATATCTACTTCAATCATAGCTTTCATTCTTCCTCCACTAAATCGCACTCTTCGCATACAAAAACAAAATGCGGTTCAATCTCAAGCTCGCCTTTTCTGTAATCTTGATAAGCTACCCATTCTGCGTCTCTTGCGTCCTTAGCATCTACTTCTACATATTCCTGACAAGTGATTAAAACAGCGTATTTAGGCATTTTCCTGCTCCTCTTCCCAATAAGACATATCCTCAGAAATACCAAATTCCAAATCAATTACTTCCGGAATATTCTCTTTTACCCATTCTGAGCCGCCGTTTATGTCATAGCACTCATCTACTCCCTCGAAGTATTGCCCGCAAAAACAGCAGCCACTTTCATAGTAGTAGGCACTTACGGAAAATCCTAGCTCTCCTAATTTGTCATAAAAACCCGTCGGTGGTGCATATGCACTACAAAAACTAATCGTTATTCGGTTTTGCTGCCGGTCGCTGTCGCCGCCATTATCGTGGGCTATATCCCATTTAGTCCCCCAATTTTTTACTTGCCAATCATACCAATCCTTAGCACCAAAAAACTCTAGGTTTAACTTCTGCTTAAACTCAAGCAGTCGCTGGGCATAGCTTTCATTGTCTCCAGCTCGTCCGGCGATTGTTTCGGTAAGCTCCGGCGGGCATGGATAAAACTCTGAAATCAGTTTGTCGGCACGATAAGCATCTTCCACTCTCTGAATCATGGAATCGTCGTCATGTGATAGGTAAAGCGTGTTATTGCACCAATTAGGCATTTTCAATCTCCTTGTATTCAAGCGGGCTAAAATCGTCATCAATGCTTACATCTGCTATTGTCCATTCATAATCAGGGCTAAATTGCCCATTGGCTAAATCAATAGCCTCTTGTTCATTTTCTGCCTCAACAATCTCTGTGCAATAACTTGCAAAAACTACTCTATATGCTGGCATCTTCAATCTCCTTAATAATGTCAATAGTGGGTGCGTCATGCTCCCAATCTTGATGTTCCTCAGTATCCCAATAAGGGTCTATATGACCGGTATATTCAATTTGACCGGCTGCCATAGCCTTTTGGAATAACGGCGGTTCGTTTAAAATCTCCTCGAGCTCTCGTTCACTCTCGGCGGTAATGACTAATCCAACCCTTTGCCATACAGTAATTTGTTCGTCCGTATAAACTCTAAATTGCATTTTCAATCTCCTCATAATCAAAATGGGTAATTTTGAAATCCCCGCTACCGGTCTCTACTAACTTTAAAAAATCACTTTCAGGGCAATAAAAAAGAATAGCGTCATCAGCAACTCCATAAGAATCGCTGTCGTTTTCCTCGTCATATGTTCCAAAACTGATATATCTAAACCCTTGAGCAAGGTCGTCTTGCCATTCAATTTCGCACCATGCACCAATCTTCATACAGTCTCCCTAAAGTAAACCTGTTCAGTAGTCGGCGTCCAATGCTTTTCTTTCCATACTTTGCCGTTGTATGACATATAACCCACTATCTCTTCGTTTTCGTATAGTGCTGGGTTCTGCCAATTCCCGCCGCCAATATCATTTTGGTATTGCCATTCCTTTACTTGGTCTAGCAAACCCTCAAAAGTATCTGCGGATAAAAAAACAATATCCACTCCGTATGGCGGAAAATCAGGGTGTTGCCCATAATCAGGGTTTCCACATACCTCAGTTTTTATATAGAATCTCATGCTACCTCCACAGTAATTTTGTATTCGTTTAAATCCTCGCTGCCGGATAAATAAATAATTCCCTTGCCATAGTCATACCAACTATCAGGAAAATTTTTTACAAAATCTAACCTTGTGTAATTGTTTTCCATTAAAAAGTCGTAAATCTGTTCGGCGATAAAAGTTTTCTCGTTCATGCTATTACCTCGTATTCTTTGTCCTGCCATTTAGTAATGCGGCATTTGACCCCGTTCGGTGCATAAAAAAAGGTCTTGCGTCCGTCTTTATAAACCTCAAAAGTATCAGCCTTAAACAATCTGAAATTAAGCTCGTGTTTAAATTTAACTGTCGTGCCGGTCTCTAGCTTTACCTTAATCTTGGTCGCCTGAGCTATGCAATAATCCCGCCATTGTCTAGCATTACCCTCAATAGCTGGGCATAACTTCTCTAGCTTATGGATTAAACTAAGCGGTGCATCATAGTAGTAAGGCATCATATCTTCCGTCATATCCTTATAAGCCCATTCATCAGCTCTAAATGACATCAGAATCACAATGCCCATGCTATGCCAACTCCCATCTGCTCTAATATGCGTATAAATGCCATAGGCGGTATTACCCTTAATGGATAAGTCGGTCAATTCCCATGATGGATTTGTCCCTACTTTTCCAGCCTGATTAAACTCCTCTAGCAGCCATCTTTTTTTATCCCTATGTGAAGGGGGATACATTCCTGTCCAGCCCATAATAATCTCCTCTGATTTAAGCCTGACCCTTAATTGCCAGCTATATAAGCCTGACCCTCAACTACTGACTACAAAAAACTTTTTAAAAAATTTAGTCCAAAAAAATGCAATATGTATAACGCTAACATATATTGCAAAAATTTTGGATAAAAAAATAATAGGTGTTTACCCTATAAAAAAATCCTCTTCTTTTCCGTTCATGGTTTGCCCGTCTCGGTGCGTTAATCCTATGGTGTAATCGTTTAGGCTGCATATAATTAAATATTGCCCGATATTGTCCCGCTTAACCTCATAAGCCGGTGAGCCGTGGAAAACCCGCTTATTCTCTGATAATGCGGTCTTAATCTCTGATAGTGTCATTTAGTGCCCTTATCTGTTCTGTGAGTTTTTGAATAGCTGCCGCCGTCCGTTCCCGTTGTTTTTGGTCGGTCGTGGTGCGGTTTACTAGGGTTTGCCAATAAAGGCTGTTCCCTAGTAGGTTTATCATTTTGGCGTCGGCGTCCGTCATGCTGCACTCTGAATAGGTGCATAAGCGGGCGTTTGGTCGTGGTGGTCATATCGGAAATAATCCCGCTTGCCCTGCTCGTATCCGTCCCTATATAAATCTTGATGGTGTTCAATAAATCGAGAGAGCTCGGGAAATTCGACATTGTTTCCCTCTCTTCCGTCTCTATATCCTACGGCGTAAGCGTAAGCGTCTGAATAAAATTCTATGCTGCGTGGTTTCATAATATCCCCTTATAAATGGTGATGCCGGATTGACCTATTAAGGCGGCGGCGTGTTTATCGTTGTTTACAGCCCTTTGCAGGGCGTCGCTAATTTGTGAAGGTGATAGCGTCGGGTTTCCCTGCTCTAGTCGCTGGCGGGCTATTGCTCGTGGCACCGGTCTATTGTTTATGTAATATTGAATCATGCTGAGAGCTCCGGAAAATATAAGCGGGTCTCATGTGTTTCAGCGTATAAGTTGCATATCTCGCAATTCCTAAAATTCTCGGAATCTTCGATAACATCAAAATGCCCTCTTACCGGCAAATTATCCAAAAATCGGTAAATATTGGCGGTTTCTTCGTCGGATAATCCGGAATAGTCGCCGTTGATTAGAGCACTTAAATAGCTGCCGGATATGTGATAAGTGTAGTAATTGAATTTCATTTTTTCCCCTTTATTCGTGGTCGCTGGGTTCGTCGATTATCTCGGTGTCATAGTCCATAATATAAAGCTGCTTAGCGTCGCAAAAATCCCGCATTTTATGGTAGGCGTCTAGGTCGCTGATAGCGTGGCATTTATGGATTGCGTGCTCTATCTTGCCCTGTGCGTTCTCGGCTTTTATATATTGTGTATATATCATTTTTAACCCCTTAAAATAATTGGAAAATAATTGTGTCGTCGGTAGTCCCGCAAATGCTGGTCTCTTGCTCTAAATGCTCTATAACCGGCTTAAATGCGTCCGCTAAGTCTATTCCCTCTAGGTCTATATCATAATCTCGCGCAATTTCTTCCGGCGTGCTCTCGGCGTAATCGCAGCATAAGCCTATAACATCTAGGTCTATGCTGCTGCCGGTGTCATATTCGAGCTGCTCGAGATAGTCAAATAAAACCCCTAAACCCTCATAAGTGAATTGCTCACCTCTTCCGGCTGCCTGAAAAGCATTTCTGAAGTCGTGTAAATTTATGGTTTGTATCATGATTTCCCCATTAAAAAAGTAAAATAGTCTTGTGGCACAACTTCGGCGGCTTTGCGGTCGCTGCTAAATTCCTTAAGCCACTTATTTATGTGTCGCTGCGTGGTATTGCTCCACCGGTCGGCGGTAATATAAAATTTTCCGTCTTCCCAGCTAGCTACCGGCGTTTGATAACTGAATAGAATCAGTTTGCCGGCGTTTAGTCTAATTTCTGTCATGTTTGCCGCTATTGGTTTAAGTTCCATTATTTAATGTCCTTAGTGAGTGCGGAAAATACAAGCCAAAGGGCATAAAATCCCGCAATAATTACAAAAAAGCTAAAAAGCTGCTCTGTGATGTTTAAAAACCATCTAAAAAAATAGTCTAATTTACTCAAAATCCTCTCCCATATCTTCTAAAGTAGTGATAAGCCCATCAAAATCCTCTGAGCTGCCTAAAATGCTCGCTGTCATAAATACAGTCTCTTTACTTATTCCCATATCTTCTGATAAGCATTCGAGATAGTGCCGGCGGCTTTGATAACCTTCTTCAATATAAATATTCATTTTTTAAACTCCTATAAAAGGTGCAGCAAGTGCCATTAAAATGCAGGCGGAAATAGTGCCAATTAAAATAAAAAATTCGGTTGTGCTCATGCTGTTAGCTCCTCAAGTTCAATAAAATAAATATCTCGGTCTAAGCTGCCGGCGTAATCAATCGCTAAGCGTTCGGCGTCCTGCTCGCTGGCTGCCCGTCTTTTAATTACTTTATAGGTGTTATCTGTGAATTCGATATAAATGGAATAAGTCATTTTTTAAGCTCCTGCCGGTTGAATTTTTGCCCAACTTCTGTTTTTTAATTCCGTCAATATCAGGCGTCTAGCTAGCTGGCTGGTGTTTAAGTCTATTTCCTGACAATAGGCGTCCAGCTCCCTTTTTTGGTTTATCGTCATTACTAGGCTTACATGTGCCAATTTTTCTTTTTTGTTCATCATTTCCCCTTAAGCGGCTGCGGATTGTTGGGCGGCTGCCGGCGGCTTTTTCGCTGCCGGTTTATTGATTTGGGCAATAATCCTCATTCCATTAGTAAAACCGACGCTGGAAGCTCTCGCAGCTTTAAGGGTCTTAAATTCGTGTATGACGCCGGCGGCGTCTTTAATGGTATATCGTGTCATTATTTCCCCTCAGTCTGTGTAATGTGAAATACAGTCGCCGGTGCTGGGCGGATTTTTTCCGTGCCGGTTTTATCAATCATTTTTTTCCAGCTTATAACCTTAACGCCTTTTTCCCCTTTTTTTACTTGGCGTCCGATTGCTTGCCATGCGTCATAGGTCAATACATTTTCACGGGGGATAATGTCGGCTGCTGGAATGCCCTTAGCGGTGAAACCCGCTAGAATTGCTTGGTAGTTCAGCATAGAATTACCTGAGCGGGCTCTGTTGAGTGCGTCCTGCTGCTGTTCTGTCTTCATAAGTTCTATTCCTTATAGGTTAGTAATCGGGTAATACATGCATAGATTAAACCGGCTAAACCATTAAAAAATTGACCTAGGTCAAGAAAACCAAAAATAATTACTAGGGATAACCCTTATTTTTTCCTGAGCTGCTGCGGGAATCGTTCCGGCTGCCGGCGTGTTATTCGCTGCCAAAATCCTAAAATCCCGCTTATGTTTTTATGGATTAGTTTAAATACTGTATACCTAAACAGTAGTTGTGATAGAATCCCTCTCATGTTCTCAATTCGTTCTCATATATATCAACATGCCAGCCAAACTAACTAAAGCACAAATAAGCGAAGTATTAGAGCAGCAGCCTATCGAGTCTATATTGCTCGGGACAAGTAAAAGCCGGCTAACGACTAAGCAAAAGGCGTTTTGTGAGAATCTCGCTAGGGGTGAGACTAAAGCCGGAAGCTATCGCAAGGCGTATAACAGTAAGGGGAATACAGCTACTGTCGCCAATAAGGGATACCAGCTCGCAAAACGGGATGACATTCAGGCGATGACGGAAGCCATACAGAAGGGGATTGAATTTCAGAAGTCTTATTCTCTAGGTCAAATAAGGGCTTTAGTGGTCTCTAACCTCACAAAAGAAGCCACCGACCCCGAGAATTCCCCTTCCGTGCGTGTCGCAGCTCTTCGCACGCTGGGCACTGTCGCCGGCGTTGATGCGTTTCAGCACATAGCACAGAAGACAATCATCCACGATAGCGAGACTAACAGGGCTAAATTGCTGGAGCAGCTTAAGCAGGCTATGCAGGACAACGCTAGGACGATTGACGGCGATGTGTCGGAACTGATGGCGGAAATTGGCGGCAGGAAAAGGGCAGAAACGGAGACCCACCACACCCCCACCAACCTAAATGAGCCCGTCGCTGACGAGTTACTACTGCATAGTATTCCTGACAAACAATCTGGTGATTCTGAGCAAGAGTCCCCTGTTTTGCCAGAAAAAGAGGCATCTGGGAAAGCCGATGAATAATCCTATGGGAAACACCCCCCTTATGTTTTTGAATGAAATAGGGGTGGGGGGTATATTTTTTTGGACAGAGAGATGACCGAAGTACAGAATCAGGTCTATATGGTATTAGATGCCTATTGGAGAAAGTATGGCTTTGGTCCTTCCATGGAAGAAGTCATGAATATTACGGGATATAAGTCTAAGTCTAATGTCCATAGGATTATGGTGAAGTTATGTGATTTGGGGTACTGCAAAAGGCTGCCACGTAGTGCTAGGTCAGTGCGGCCTTCTTATTTGAAGATTAAAGACTTATGAGTATCCTCTCATTCATCGCTATAGCCTTATACGCTTACTATCGGAAATATGGACTTAGAAAAAATTATTAGCCAGCTTCCCTTAGTGGAGCAAGAGTCCTTTATGGAGATGGCACAGGAGTATATGTCCAGCCTAAAGAGGGAAGCGGCGCAAGAAGATTTTATGAAGTTTGTCGGGGAAATGTGGCCCGGATTTATTAATGGAGCGCACCATAAGGTGATGGCTCAGAAGTTCCAAGATATTGCCGAAGGCAAGACTAGACGTCTAATCATCAATATGCCGCCTCGTCATACGAAGTCGGAGTTTGCGTCCTATCTGCTGCCGGCGTGGTTTTTGGGTAAGTTTCCGAATAAGAAGATTATCCAGTGTTCTAATACAGCGGAATTAGCCGTTGGCTTTGGACGTAAAGTCCGTAACTTAGTAGGGAGTGAACAATATGCGAGAATATTTCCAAATGTCAGTCTTAGGTCTGATAGCAAGGCTGCTGGTCGTTGGAGCACAAATAGCAATGGTGAATACTTTGCTATTGGTGTTGGAGGCACCGTCACGGGTAAAGGAGCGGATTTGCTCATTATTGACGACCCTCACTCGGAACAAGAAGCAGCCATAGCAAACACCAATCCAGAGGTCTACGATAAGGTTTATGAGTGGTACGGCTCAGGACCACGCCAGCGTTTACAGCCGGGCGGTTCGATTATTGTCGTAATGACACGATGGTCTAAACGGGATTTAACTGGAAAGATTTTAAAGTCTTCTATAGAGCGGGATGGTGACACATGGGAGATTATTGACTTCCCTGCCATCCTGCCATCCGGTAAAGCCCTGTGGCCTCAGTTCTGGAAACTAGAGGAATTACAGGCACTTAAGGAAGAATTACCGGTTTCTAAGTGGAATGCACAGTATCAGCAACAACCTACGAGTGAAGAGGGTGCGCTTGTAAAGCGGGAGTGGTGGCAGGAGTGGACGCTAGAAAAGCCACCGATTTGTGAATATATCATCCAGTCTTGGGATACGGCGTATACAAAAAATGAGCGGAGCGACTACTCAGCCTGCACGACTTGGGGGGTTTTTTATTTAAATGAAGACGAGATGCAGCCCAACATTATCCTTCTGGATGCTGTTAAAGAGCGGCTTGAGTTCCCTGAATTAAAGGAAAGAGCCCTTCAGTATTACAAGGAATGGGAACCAGATGTCTTTATCGTTGAAGCAAAGGCGGCAGGAAGCCCACTAATCTTTGAGCTACGCAGAATGGGTATTCCTGTATCAGAGTTTACACCTACGAGGGGTAATGATAAGATTGCCCGTATGAATTCGGTAACAGACTTGTTTGCGTCTGGCAAGGTCTGGGCACCAAGAAAACGTTGGGCGGAAGAAGTGATTGAGGAAATGGCAGCATTTCCCAATTCCGAACACGATGACTTAGTGGATTCGAGCACACAAGCCTTAATCCGATATAGGAAGGGCGGCTTTGTGCGCCTACCATCAGATGAGGCAGAAGAACCAATTAACTTTAGACGCAAAGCAGCATACTACTAGGACACGACATGATTGATAAATCCCTATACCAAGCACCAATTGGACTCGATGCATTAGAAAACGAGCCAGATATTGAGATAGAAATTGAAGACCCGGAGTCTGTAAAGATTGGTATTGATGGTTTAGAGATAGAGCTCGAGCCCGGAG